AACCTAGCGCCGATTAAACAACGCGGGGGCGGCGGACGTGGAGACAGGGTCACACGCAGGGTAGACCGGGGTTGCGCCCTGTTGGTAGCACACTGCAACCTGATAAGAGTTTCACTTCCGCCTGGGCCTGAGAGTCCAAGCCCGCGCACCCATTAAGGATGCGGTGAACACTCTTGAATTCCTCCGCCGGATCTGGCCGGAGCGCGGGTTATACGTTCTTGCGCGCCTGACCAGCAAGGGCATGCGTCACACGGTCTGCGAGTCGATCGAGGAAGCGGCTGCACGCGCCCTTGAGTATGACTCGCAAGGTGTAACCACATACCACGCGTGCGCCGCGTTCCGGGAGCGCGAGGTCATCACGGTCAAGCCCAACGGGCAGGAGTGGCACCAGGTTCGCATCCACAAGAACGTTCGTGCGCTTAAGTGCTTTTTCATGGATTTGGATGTAGAGCCGGGGAACTCGAAGAAATTTGAATCGCAGGAAGAAGCAATTAACAGTGCGGTAGACTTTTGCCAAGCCACCAACCTCCCGCTCCCGATGATTGTATCATCAGGCGGCGGGATTCATCTTTATTGGACCCTCACGTATGAAATCCAACCTGAGCTTTGGCAACCTGTGGCAGAAGGACTTAAATCACTATCGGGGGCGCACCTATTCAAAGCAGATCCAGCAGTCACATCTGATTCCGCGCGTATCCTCCGGCCAGTTGGAACGCACAATCGAAAGTCGGGCGTCGCTGTACCCGTCGAACTTATCGCTAACGCTGATCCTGTTGGGTTTGATAGGTTCCGACAGTTGGTTTTACAAGCGGTTCATGCGAGGGGACTTAAACCCCCCGCCGACCCTGTCCGCAAAGTCACCGCGTCGACGGAAGAACTCAACCAAGCGTTCGCGGTCAAGCAAGACTTCCCCCCGTGCAGCGGGATCAAGGTAGCCGAGCGATGTGCACAGCTTGGGAAGATGCGGGACACGCGGGGGAACATCTCCGAACCGCACTGGTACGCGGGCATCCAGCTTCTCTGTCACTCAATCGAAGGCGACGATTTAATTCACACTTGGAGCAGTGGTTATGCGGGATATAGCACGGACGAGACCGCTAAAAAAATCGCGCAGATTCGCGGCCAGTCGCTTGGCCCGACTTTATGCACTACTTTTTCCTCCAGAAATCCCGGCGGGTGCGACGGTTGCCCCTTTCAAGGCAAGATCAGTTCCCCCGCGCAACTTGGCACCTACATCCAAAGTGCCCCGGCGCCCACGGTCCAGATTGAGGTAGGAACCAAGACTGTTACGGTCACGCTCCCCGCGCCACCCGAACCCTTCATACGGGGCGCGAACGCAACCGATGGCATGGGCGGTATCTACTTGGAAGACGACGGCATCACGCACAAGATTTACGAGTATGATTTATTCCCTATCGAGATGGCCTACGACGAGCAGCTTGGTTACGAGACTACCCGTTGGCGGCACTATCTCCCACGGGAAGGATGGAACGAGTTTACCCTACGCTCGTCTCTGCTCGCCCGCCCGGTGGACTTTGAATCCGCGCTGCGGGACCACCACGTAAAACCCCTCATTCGGAGCAAAATGGCCATGTATGGAGACGCGTACACCCGCAAACTGCAGACACAGATCAAAATGCGCAAGCTGTTCATGTCGCAGGGTTGGAAGAACAATGACACCGAGTTCGTGCTTGGAGATAAGCTGTTCCGCAAGGGCGAAGTTGTAGACGCCGGGTTCAGTCACGGAAAGACAGAGTTCCTCGCGCCCTTCTGCGCGGCTGGCGACCTCGCCACATGGCGCACCCTGACTTGGGCGCTCGGGCACCCTGGGTTCGAGCCCCACGCGTTCATGTTGCTACTGGCGTTCGCGTCCCCCTTGCTGAAACTCGCGGGCCGCGAGGGGTTCACTGTTAACGCACTGGGCGAGAGCGGGGTGGGCAAGAGCACCATGGCGCAATTCATGTGCTCGGTGTACGGCACGCCGAAAGGATCGTGGGTCGGCCGCACCGACAGCGAGATCGCCCGCGTGCAGCGCTTCGGCGCGCATTTCTCGCTGCCGGTCTACATGGACGAGTCGACTACGATTCCCAACAAGCAGTTGCGCGATCTAATCTACATGGTGCCCACCGGCAAGAGCAGGTCTACTATGACGCAGGACTACAAACTGCGGCAGGGCGCCGAGTGGGCGACGATCTTTGTGACCTCATCCAACGAGTCCCTGCAAGCCAAGCTCCAAGTGGAGAAGCAAAATGCCGAGGCTGAAAGCCTGCGCCTTTTCGAGTTCCACGTGCCGCGGGTCGCCGACTTCGGGCCGATCGCCAAGATGATACCGCCTATACTCGCGGAGAACTACGGCGTAGCTGGGATCGTATACGTGCGGCACCTGGTTGATGAACGGGAGCGCGTGCGGGAGCGCCTGGTGCACGTGGTTGCCGAGGCGGAGACGACCTTCGGCATGCACGACAAGGAACGGTTCTGGTCGCAGGCACTGGCCCTCGCCCTCTACGGTGGGGAACTTGCGCGTGAGTGGGGTATCATCGACTTTGACGCGACAAAGCTGCGCCCGTGGCTACTTAAGGAAACCCGCCGGATGCGCGGGGACATGGCGGAAGCAGTGGTAGGCAGCGTGGCCATCTTGGGTGAATACCTCAATGCGCACATTGGTGAGCGCATCGTGATCACCGCGATCAACCAAGGGCTCGGCGCGGTGTTCAAACAACCAAACCGCGAGTTGTCGCAACGCTACGAGCGCGACCAGCACTTATTGTTTTTCCCGCGCACCCACATCAAGCGCTGGATGGATGAGAACCATTTCAGCTACACCGATGTCAAGGATGACCTGTACGCGCGGGGGATATTACTTAACCCCGGTTCCATGAAGATACTCGGCGCGGGCACCGATCTGACCGGCGGCCAGGTCGCGTGTTGGAAAATCAAGACAGATCACAAAGAACTCGGCGGAGTGGTGGAGTGACAGTTCACGAGGTAGAGGGGTGCACTATAATTCAAGGTGACTGCCTTGAGACCCTACGCCTAATACCCGACCAGAGTATCCAGTGCTGCGTGACTTCGCCGCCATATTGGGGGTTGAGGGACTACGGGAGGGAAGGGCAACTCGGCTTAGAATCCACGCCCGACGAATATGTAGCGCGTATGGTTGAAGTATTCCGCGAGGTCAAGCGCGTACTGCGGGATGATGGGACGCTCTGGCTGAACCTTGGGGACTCGTATGCTGCAAATCGCAGTTACCAAGTGAACAGTACCAAAGGCGGCCCTAAGCACGGCTCCGGTCAAAGCGCAGGCGGGAAGGGTAGCGATGTACCCGACGGACTTAAACCCAAAGACCTCGTAGGCATCCCATGGCGCGTCGCCTTCGCCCTGCAAGCCGACGGCTGGTTCCTTCGCCAAGATATCATCTGGGCGAAACCCAATCCTATGCCAGAAAGCGTACGCGACCGTTGCACAAAATCCCACGAATACATTTTCCTGTTGAGCAAGAGTAAGAGGTATTATTTTGATGCTGATGCGATCAAACAACCCGCGGCTGAATCTAGTATTGCGCGACTATCACAAGACGTAGAGAACCAGAAAGGTAGTGACCGTGTACCGGGCAAGACAAATGACCCAATGAAAGCAGTGTTTGGGGGCCGAAATAAACACGCTGGCTATGGCACGCGCTTACACTCGGGCAACGAAGATCAGGGTAATTATATCCAGAATGGTGTGAATAAACGCTCCGTCTGGACCGTCACCACCAAGCCGTTCAAAGGCGCACACTTCGCTACCTTCCCGCCTGACCTGATCGAACCGTGCATCCTCGCAGGTACCAGCGAGAGGGGTGCGTGCCCTCACTGCGGCGCGGGGTGGAAGCGTGTAATTGAAAAGGGCGCACCCGATCTAAAGCATCAGCAGGCGTGCGGAGGCGACGCGAACGGCGAGTATGATGGCGAATCAACCAAAGACTACACTGCTGCCGGTGCACAGGACGCCAGTGCAACCAAGGCACGCATCCTCGCTGGAATGGTAGCCAAGGCCACAGTGGGGTGGGTTCCATCATGCGCCTGCCCGCCGCACGAACCAGTTCCCTGCTTCGTGCTCGACCCCTTCGCTGGGGCGGGTACGGTCGGCCTCACGGCGAACAAGCACGGGCGTAAATCTATCCTACTAGAGCTCAACCCCGAGTACTGCCAGATCACCGCGAACCGGTTGGCGGGGTGGTAGAGTGACAGTTCACGAAATTGGTAATTGCACGATTCTCCAAGGGGGCAACCTTGAACTGCTCCGGTTGCTCCCAGACAACTCAGTACACACGTGCGTGACTGACCCGCCCTACGGTATCGGGTTCATGGGGAAGAAGTGGGACACGTTCAATGCAAGCGCCGCGGAGAAACGCGCGGTGGTAAGCCAAGTACAGGAGTCCGATAACCCGAACCTACGGGGGCGTGCTCGATCACCGGCCGCGAGCCCGTCGGCGATTGACTATGATCGTTCCATCCAAGGCCAGCGCGGGTTCCAGTCATGGACCGAACAATGGGCGCGGGAAGTGTTCCGCGTGCTCCGCCCCGGCGCGCACATGCTGGTCTGTGGAGCACCCCGGAGTTATCACCGTATGGCGTCTGGCGTTGAGGACGCCGGCTTTGAGATCCGCGACTGCATCATGTGGGTGTTCGGACAGGGATTCCCCAAGAGCCACAACCTGCATGGCGATTGGGAAGGCTGGGGCACCGCGTTCAAGCCTGCATGGGAGCCGATCCTCGTGGCAAGAAAGCCCCTTGAAGGAACCGTCGCGCAGAACGCAGCGAAGTGGGGGTGTGGTGCGCTGAATATTGATGCGAGTAGGATTGGCGCAGGTGGCCAAGTTCAATGGTCTGAGCACCGCGGGGGTTTATTTGTGCATCCAGATCCCGGCGTCGGAGTTCAACAGCCCAACCAGAAAGGTCGCTGGCCCGCGAACCTGATTCACGACGGCAGCGACGAAGTGCTTGAATGCTTCCCTGAACTTGGTAAAAGCGCAGGGGGCCGCATAGGCAACGCGGGCGGGGGGAACGTGCAGAACGTACCAACTGGAACTTTTGAAAAGGGTGATCCAGGATACGGCGACACCGGCAGCGCCGCACGATTCTTTTACTGCGCCAAGACGAGCCGCAAGGATCGGAACGAGGGGTGCGAAGCCCTGCCACTACGCGAAGGCGGCATGCGTTCTGAGACCTCGGGCCAGCACTTGACCCGCCGAGACGGAGGCGACCCGGCGCCAGTGAATAATAACCACCCCACCGTCAAACCCACCACCTTAATGCGTTACCTCATTAAACTCGTGACCCCGTCGGGTGGCGTCGTGCTCGATCCGTTCTTTGGCTCAGGGTCCACTGGCAAGGCGTGTATCCTTGAGGGGTTCGGTTGCATCGGTATGGAACGCGAGGCGGACTACGTGGCAATTGCGAAGGCGCGATGCGAGCACGCCCAGAGCACTGCGAACCGGTTGGCGGGGGTGAAGTGAGATTCCTCTCTGTCTGCTCTGGCATCGAGGCCGCAAGTGTCGCATGGCACCCGCTTGGTTTCGAGACCGTAGCCGTGAGCGAGATCGACAAGTTCCCATCCGCCGTACTCGCGC